GCGAATAGGATGATAGCCGTGGAAGTCCAAGGCGATCAACACATCCGCTATGTAAAGCATTTCCATAAAACAAGACTAAAATATCTAGATCAATTAAAAAGGGACCAGAAGAAGCTTGACTTCTGCGAATTGAATGATATAAAGATGGTAGAGGTTTACACTAAGGACGAGATAAACGCATCCCTTTTTAGTAACCAAGATATAGATTTATGATCGACGAAGACAACATAGAATTCTGCATACCAGAGAACTTTTTAGAAAAACTATACGAGCTAACTGGAAGTGCTGACAAATATAAGGGTTTTTTAATTATACATTGCAACGAAAAAGGAAACTCAGTCATCATCAACAAGTCTGAATCTTCGGTTGTTGAAATGGGTTTAAGAAAAACGATGGAACTATATTTGAAACAGTCCGATAAAAACACAACAAAATGATTTATAACTTAGAGCTAGAAAAGCAAATGCTTGCTGCCTTAATTAAGGAGCCAGACATGTTCGCAGAGGTGTCTAATTTTATTGATAGTGATGACTTCTATTCAGAAGACAGCAACTTACATAAAACTATATTCACCATCATCAAACAGGCTCTTCAAACTGGAGATGAAATAGATGAGATTATTATTGGCCAGAGAATTTCCAGCATAGGGTTATCTTTTGAAGATAATTTAAATCCATCTGATTATGTTAAATCTTTAGCGTTAAGAAAAGTACCTAAAGGCAATTTACTCAAGACGGCCAGAGAACTGAAAAAAGTTTCAGTTAGAAGAGGAATTTTTAAAGCATCTCAAAGTGTAGCAATGGAGATGAAGAAGGTGTCTCCAGAAACCACCTATCATGAGATTATAGAAAAAGCCGATCACATATATAACTCTAAAATAAATCTTTACGAAACTGGAGAAGACTCGCCAGTTAATATTTATGATGATATGGAAGATATTATCGAAGATCGCGGTAACAACCCAGTTACCGACTTCGGGATGATGGGTCCACATAAAAAGGTTAACGAAATGTATGGTTCTCTTCTTAGGCCTGGAAACATAACCGTCATTGTAGCTAGATCAGGTGTTGGCAAAACCCAATTTTGTATGCATTATGCTACGTGTGTCAGTGCTAAATATGATGTCCCCGTTCTCCATTTTGATAATGGAGAGATGAGCAAGGAAGAGCTTATTTTCAGACAGTGTTCTTCATTGTCTGGAGTTCCTATGCACTTATTAGAAAGTGGCAAATGGAGACATGCTGGCGAAGACGTAGTAAGAAAAGTCAGGGAAACTTGGGAAATAATAAAGCCCCTTAAGTTTTACTATTATAATGTAGGAGGCATGGATGTTGATTCTATGGTTAACACATTAAAGAGGACATACTTATCTAAAGTAGGCAGGGGTAATTCCATGCTATTCTCTTTTGACTACATTAAAACTACAAGCGAAGCCAGTGCCAATAAAAACGAATGGCAGATTGTTGGAGAGATGGTAGATAAGTTTAAAAAGTGTATTCAAAAAGAAATTCTCCATGATGGAGAACCAATTATACCGATGATCACATCTGTTCAATCTAATAGATATGGTATTACAACAAACAGGACCGCACAAAATGTTGTCGATGACGAAAGTGTTGTCTCTCTATCTGATAGAATTATTCAATTCTGCTCTCATATGTTTATTCTTAGAAACAAAACAGCAGATGAAATTGAGATAGAAGGCAGACAGTTTGGAACTCATAAATTAACAAATGTTAAAGCTAGACATCTAGGAGAAGATGTTGCTGGTGCATTAGAGCCTGTTCTTCTTGGCGATACTCTTAGAAAAAATGCAGTAAACTTAGAGATGAGAAACTTTAAAATCACCGAGTGCGGAGACCTTAGAGATATAGCTAGAAATCTAGATGGAGAGGCTGAGATTGAATCCTCTGAGCCAGGAGACGTTCCAGAATTTGTATAGTTTTTATTATGATAAAAGATATACTAGAAAACCTTGGCTACAAACTTGTTGACAACGGAAACCACTGGAGAACTAGTGCCCTTTATAGAAATGGTAATAATGCAACAGCGTTACAGATATATAAAAACACAGGAGTCTGGAATGACTATGTTGAGGACTCAAAATCAAAACCCTTTGAAGCGTTAGTTAAATTAACACTAGAGGGCCAACCTAAAAAACTGAAAGAAACCTTAAAGTTAATTGACAAAAAACAGGATTCTTCTTTTGATTATAAAACTAAAAGCTTGATAGAAATGGAAAAAACTTACGACAAATCTATATTAGATAAACTATTCCCTAATTACAATTTCTACAAAAAAAGAAATATATCAGATGAAACACAAAAAGCCTTCCAGGTTGGTCTTGCTGGTAATGGCAACATGTATAGAAGGATGGTTTTCCCTATTTACAATGATTCTTCACAAATAATAGGCTTCTCTGGAAGGAGGGTTGATGATAATAATTTTGCTAAATGGAAGCATATAGGCAAAAAAAATAACTGGGTTTATCCAGCCTACTTACCCAATAAAGAAACCGTAGATAAAACAATAACAAAAGAGAGGAAGGTTTTTCTTGTTGAAAGCATAGGTGATGCAATGGCTCTTTATGAACACGGAATAAAGAACGTTCTTGTTATTTTTGGCCTTTCTGTAAGCACATCTATAATTTCGTATCTATCTGGAAAGAGTCTGGATAAAATTATCATTGCTGGTAACAACGATTTCAATTCGGAAGAAAACAGAGGGTTGATAGCTTCGATTAAAAATTACATAAAATTAAGCAGCTATTTTGACTTGGATACTCTTGCAATTAAAGTTCCTCCAAAAGGCAGCAATGACCTTGGTGAAGCTCACGAAGGTGGCGAAGACTTAAGTGAGTGGTCTATCCATTCCTATAAAACAAAAGAGCAACGTAAATTCATAAGTGATTTTGTTATCAAGAATGAAAAGAAGTTCTCTAAAAGTCACATAAAGAAAGCGAGTAAAATAAATGAGTGAACCACAAACAACCTTATCAGCAAGTAGAATCAAGACGGCGGAAAGTTGTTCTTGGCTTTATTGGTCTAAATATAAACTCAAGCTACCAGACAGAAGTAATGATGGAGCAAGACGAGGTTCTATATGTCACTTGATCTTTGAACTTCTTGGCGAAAAAAGAAGGAAACATTATTTTGATGAGATTATCAGGACTCTAGATGTATTTAGTGTGCCTTCTATTAAAAGATTAATCATGAAACATGCTATTAGGGAGGGCGTTGATGATGAAACTAATGTTCAAATGATGAAGGAAATGACCCTTAATGGTTTGATGTATGATTTCTTTGGTAACACAAACCAAGAGCCTACTGAAGAGCATTCAGAGAAAGATTTTCATATTGTTGTTGATGATGGTGTTGTAAAATATAAAATCAGAGGGTTTATAGACAAATTGTTTTTATACAAAGATAAAAAATATGCCTTAATTAGAGACTTTAAAACAAGCAAAGAAACTTTTAAAGGTAAAGACGCGGAAGACAATATGCAGGACTTGATGTATAGTCTTGCGGTTAAGCATTTGTTCCCAGAGTACGAAACAAAACAAAGTGAGTTCTTGTTTCTTAAGTTCGATTTAATACCCGACATCAAGAAAAGCGGCATTGTAAGAATGGAGCCCCTAGACGAGCATGACCTTCGTGGTTTTGAACATCACCTCACAGAAATACAAAATTATTTAGACAATTTCACAGAAGAATCTGCCACCAAAAACATGGCAGCATACAAAGGTTTCCCTAGCGACGGTTCGTTCAGTTGTAAACTTCTTTGCGGCTTCGCTAAAGAGAAGGGTCAACTTAAAAAAGACGGAACACCAATGTGGCATTGTGGAATGAAGTTCGATTTCTTTTATTATGATATTAAAAATTCAGAAGGCAACTTCCATAAGTCTTGTTTTGACGACGAGTTTTCTGAAGACATGGTTCCAAAAGGAGGTTCATATGAAATGAAATATTATGCAGGTTGCCCTGCTCATTGTTCTTGACAGAACATATATGTGTGTTAGGATGAGGTTGTGATAAAACCTATTTTCAAATCCACTTATTCAGTAGGAAAAAGTATATTGACTATCGACGAGATAGTTCAGATATGTAAAGACAAAGACTTTAAAAGTCTGACTTTGGTTGAGGACAATTTAACCAGCTTCATGAAGGCTTTTCATGCTTGTGTAAAAAACGGCATAGATCTGACATACGGTCTTAGGATTACTCTTTGTAATTCTGTGGAATGCGAAGATTCAGATCATAAGTGCGTTATATTTGCTCTGGATGACAAAGGCTGTAAGCTGATGAATAAGATTTATTCTAAGGCGTTCGTTGATAATGGAGGCAAAATAACATACGAAGAGCTTCGATCATTTTGGGATAATGACAGCCTTTCTTTTGTAGTTCCCTTTTATGATAGCTTTATCCATCAGAACAACCTCTTTCTAAAAAACTGCATACCAGAGCTTAAAGGTTTTAATCCTAGGTTTTGGATAGAAAAAAACAACCTCCCTTATGATAAGCTTATTGAGCAGAAGGTTATTGAATTTACAGACGGTGAATTCCCTGTTAGTTTTGTAAAGTCCATCTATTATAAAAACAAAGAAGATGTAGAAGCTCTTCAAACTTATAAAATTCTTTGCAACCGAAGCTTTGGTAGGCAAGCTACATTATCATGCCCCAACTTAAATCACTTTTCTAGTGACGAGTTTTGTCTTGAATCCTACATAGAAAACACCAAGTAATGAACGACAACTTATTAAGATACAACAGAAATCAAAAGTATATAATTTTTGATACAGAAACCGAAGGTTTGAATTTGGTTAAATCTAAACCTTGGCAAGCGGCTTGGATTGTCGCCGAAGGTAATAAGGTAATTAAAAAATATGACAAACTCATTAAGTGGGATAATCTAAACGTGTCCAAAGATGCGGCGAGGATTACAGGATTTAGTCAATCCCACTATGAGAAGAATGCAGAAGATCCTAAGAAAGTTTGGGATGAATTTTCAAAGTATTTATATGATGATTCTTACAAGATTGTTGGGCAAAATCTTTTGGGCTTTGATGTATACATGATCGATGTCTGGAGAAAACTTATTGGAGAGCCTTTGTCACAGGATTACATAAATAGGATCATCGATACAAAAGCGATAGCAACGGCGATATTTAAAGAATCTCCAGTAGATAAAAAAGATTTCATATACTGGCAGTATAGATGGTTGAATCACAGGGAAAGAGGACTAAAAACATCCCAATTAACCCTTCTTAAGAAATATGATATTGACTTTGATTCCAAAAGACTGCATGATGCTCTTTACGATATCGAAATGAACTTTGAGATATTCCACAAACAACTTTACGACATTGAACTATGAGATATAAAAACCCATTTCCAGTAGGCGTTAAGTTGCCAGAGATTAGCGTCCCAGATAACACTCTAGAGTCCCTTGGCTTAAAACATGGAAGCTCTAGCTTGGAAATCTTAAAGCAGCTATGCAGAAAAGGCCTTAGAGATAAATCTCTTACAGAAGCTGAAAACAGAAAAGATTATTATGATCGAGTCCAAATGGAAATAGATATTCTGGACGACCTCGGTTTTGTAGATTACATACTACTTAACTGGGACATTATGGATTACTGCAAAAGAAGCGGCATACCAACTGGTGCTGGCAGGGGAAGCGCGGCTGGCAGCTTGATTCTTTTTCTTCTTGGTGTAACAAACATTGACCCAATTAAATATGAGCTATTTTTTGAAAGATTTGTATCTAAAAGCAGAGCAAGAAAAATTGAGCATGATGGAGAGGTGTTTCTTGACGGCTCTTTATTAGCTGATATCGATAACGATATTTCTTATGATCGCAGGGCTGAAGTTATTAAGTATATTGAAGACAAGTACGAAGGTAAAACTTCCAAAATCCTAACACTTAATACACTTAGCTCTAAGCTTTGTATGAAAGAGTGCGGGAAGATTGTTGGTGAACTATCTGAAATAGAGGTGAATCAAATCAGCGATACTATACCAAAGCACTTTGGCAAGGTAGCAAAACTAGATGTGGCGTATGAAGAGAGCGAGTCTTTCAGAAACTTTGCTGATAAGGATAAAAAATCTTACAAAATAGCAAAAAAATTAGAAGGACTTATTAAGAATACAGGAGTTCACCCTTCTGGAATTTCTATTAGTTATTATAATCAGGAAGACATAATGCCGCTGCAGAAAACAAACGATGGAGCTTTAATTTCTGGTTATGACATGGATGATGTAGCTAGCCTTAGCGTTAAGTTTGATATACTCGGTTTAAGGACTCTTTCAGTTGTTCATGACACATGTAGCCAAATTGGCATTAAAGCCTCTGAGATCGATCCTGGTGACGAAAGCATCTATGCTGCTTTAGCTTGCCTTCAACAACCCAAGGGGTTATTCCAGATTGAAGCCGAAACAAACTTTAAGGTTTGCAAACAAGTGGCTCCAAGAAATCTAGAACAACTCTCCGCTGTCGTAGCTATAGCGAGACCTGGAGCCTTAGACTTCAAGGATATGTATGCTGATTACGTCAGAACTGGCGAGTTTAACTGTGTCCATGAATTTTTTGATGACATACTCAGCTATACTGGAGGTATCCCCTTGTATCAAGAACAGTTGATGAAAATGGCTGTTAAGGTAGGATTTAGTCTCGACGAATCCGAACAACTTCGAAGGATTGTCGGAAAGAAGAAGGTCGAGGATGTGCAGGCTTGGCAAGCCAAGATCGAAGACAAAATCAAAGAAAAAAAATTAGACCCAGTTATTGGTCAGGTTTTGTGGAAGGTTGCAGAGGATTCTGCTAACTACTCATTTAACAAGTCTCACAGTATATCTTATGCATACCTAGCTGCTGTAACTGTTTATTTGAAATTCAATCATCCAAAAGAATTTTTCTTATCCTTGCTTAAAATGTCAAGGTTTGAGCCAGCGCCTCATGAAGAGATATCTAAAATATCACAAGAGCTTTCTTACTTCAATATAAAACTATTACCACCAGATCTTAATCTTTCTGATTTTGATTTCAAAATTGATGGAGATGACATACGTTATGGTCTTAATTCTATTAAAGGTGTTTCTGGCAAAGTTATGGAATCCCTTATAGAGTTTAGAGAAAACAAGTTTGATAATAAGTATGATATCTTCTTAGCAGCAAAAGAATGCGGCGTTAACATTGGTACTATGTCTGGATTTATCCAGGCTGGTATACTTGATTCGTTTTCTAATAAAGTTCAAGATTCAATTTTTGACGAAAAGAAATCTTATGATCGTTGTAGGCTTGTTCTCGAAGCTCAAACATTCAATATACTTACCGATAGGGAAAAAAGAAATATAATAGAGCTTGGGGATCGCTTCGATCATGACGTATTAAATACTATACAGTATTTCAGAAGCGAAACATTGACAGCTGACGACGGAAGAGTTTTGTTTGCAGAGAAAAGGTTCAATACATTTAAGAAGAAGTATCAGCCGTATAAAAACATTTACGAACAAAACATGAGTCATGTAAAATATGCAAACTGGTTTTTTGAGACAAAATTACTAGGATACAGTTACTCTTATAATGTAAGAGAAATATTTTCAGCTGGAGATGCTTCCATGTTTGACAATTCTGAGGAAATTAGAAATTCCAGCAAAGGTCAAACAGTAAAATTTGTTGGTACTGTCGACGATATAATCAAAAGAACGAGCAGAAACGGCAATAAATACGCAAGAATAGAGATGCACGATGAGCTTGGTTCTGTTTGTGGGTTAATGCTTGACTCTAATAGACAGGACAGGCTTACGGACTACCTCAATTCTGGCAAAAAACTTCCGAAAAAAGGCGACGTTATCGTTGTTGTCGGATCAGTTGGTGATGACATATTGTTTCTAGATGCCATCAATCCAATAAACGAAAAAATTTATATGAAACTTTCCGAACTAAAATGAGTGTAAACAAATTTGTGATATTTAAAGATTTTAACCTAACACCAAGAGCTAAAAAAGTTTATAAAGATGCTTACCTGCTTTCTAAGAAGCTTGGGCATAAAAATGTAAACAATCTACATGTCTTATATGGGTGTATAAGAAACGGTAGTACTAAATTCAAATCTTTTTTATTGAAAAATGGCGTTGCAATTTCTGAAGAGGATGTTTTAACGGTCATAAATCAATCTAAAGAAAAAGAAAAGGACAAGTTTTTTGCTAATTCTAACTCAGACCCTTGGCATAAAGAGGTTGCTCGAGCGGTGAAAGAGGCTAATGAGGTCTCTAATGATCTGGAGCAATACTATATAGGAGTAGAACATATTGTTTTAGGTCTTATAAATAAATCTCCTTATGTTTTCGATTATTTTGATGATTGCATCATTGATTTGGAGATGTTTAAGAATGAACTCGACCTATTTATAAAAGGTGACGATGAAGATTCATTTAATTTCCCTGAATTTATAGATGAGAATATAGACTCTATGTTTTACAACGTAGAAGGTGGCGAAGAAACTAATGTCAGTGATGATATATCAATACCTTCATTTTCTCTTCCAGATTTTGCTACAAGTTTAAACGAGCTTCATTACTCAGGTAAATTACCTGATGTTTATGGTAGGGATGCAGAGGTTGATCTACTAATAGAGACGATATCCAAAAAAAATAAGTGCAACGCTGTTTTAACTGGTGATGCTGGAGTTGGTAAGACATCTATAGTAGAAGCTTTAGCATCTAGAATATGTGAGTTTAATGTTCCGTCCAATCTATTAGGAATGGAAATACTTAGTGTTGATCTAGGTTCTATAATTGCAGGAACTCAATATAGAGGTCAATTTGAACAAAGATTTAAGTCATTACTTGACATGGCTAAGAAAAACCCGCAAATAGTTTTATTTTTTGACGAAATGCACACCTTATTTGGTGCAGGAGGCAACCAAGAAGGAGGCCTTGACGCAGTCAATATGCTGAAACCTCTTTTGGCTAGGGGTGAAATAAAGTGTATAGGATCAACAACTTCTCATGAATATGAAAAAATATTTAATAAGGACAGCGCAATGAAAAGAAGGTTTTTTAACATAAAAGTTGAAGAGCCCTCTAAACAACAAACAAAAAAAATACTTAATAGTTGTAAAAATAAATATGAAAAATTTCATAA